CGTGCTCGCGTTGCCTACCAGTGGGTCGGCAAGAAGTAGCGTCCTCAAGGTCGCGGGGGTCACCTCTTCCCACACCTACGTGCCCAGGTGACCCCCGCGGTGGTACGACCCCCGGGGTGGCACAAACTTTCCAGAGAGTAGCACACTCAGAACCCTGTACCTGGATCGTGTACGATCTGAGTGCGCGGGTGTAAGGTCGCTCCTCCTAGGGTACAAGTTCCTTGCGCCCGCGCTCCTTCATTTCCGTCGTCACGTATAGCGCCGGCGCCGCCGCTAATAGGTTTATCAAACTCAGACCTCCTAACGATTATCAGTTAGGTAGGTCTTTCTATTTGTGCCTTTATTCTGGTTGCATCTATCTAGTTGGGTGGACGTATTCCTCTAGTTGGAGGAGGCCTCCTCGCCTCGGGGCGCCGGGCGGCTAGGATTCGCTTCTGCTCGCGTAGCCAAGGAGCACCTGAGGTTAGCGTAGCGGCGGGGCGCTGGCTGAGGAAAGCAGGGTTCTCCGCATAGCCAAGGACATCCTTAGAAGTAGAAGTATAGAGAAGTTGTTCTGTTCTCTTTGGTTCCGCACCTCGGTGGTATATCCGATCGCTTTTGTGCACTACTGGTTCTAAAGAGAACCTGTTCTCTATACTTTCTTCCACTTCTCAGGTCCGAACATCTGTTCGTCCCCATTTTGTGGGATGCAGGTCCACAGATTTACGTACTCACGACCAGCAAGAGCGTTACCCCGCCTCAGTCGCGTCGGCGGTACAATGTGTTGACAGGCCAAACAACGACTGAGGAGCGTATACATGCCTGACAACACACCACTGGTCGACTCACGCGATATTGTCGTCACTGACAACACGCTGGTCATTGCCGTCTCAAATCGTTCTGAGGCGCAATCATTGGTAGATGCCATGATTGCAGCAGGAATAGTTTGCGACGTTGACGAGTCGTAATCAGGATTGACAACGGTGGCGGGCTCAGTCCCGCCATTCGTTTGGCGGTGGCGTTGTCACGCTCGACAACGTCTGAGGCCGGTTATCGCGTCTGTGATATAACCGCGTCTAACCGGTGTCAAACGCCTGCTAAGCGGTTTGACCCCCTAGCCCCTACCACGACCCAGAAAAACATTCTTGTGGTTTCTGGGGGTAAAACCTCGGATTTGGTTGATAAAGTAGGGGTGTTTTCCGCTTTTGGCGGCGGTTTATCAGGTTGTCAGACGTGACAACATCCTGAGGGCACCGCTTTTTCCCTTATTCAAGGGGTTTGTCCGGGGCCGAACATACGTTGGTCCCCATTTTGTGGGATATGCTGGTACGCAGTTATGTGGGCACAAATCACACGTTTGTGGGATGGTGGAAACCGCCGAGTGCGTCGATAATGATGATGAACCCTATTTTCCACCGACCCAGGAGGTCACGCACACGACACACTCACGCACGACACACGCACGCCGCCTCACACGCGGCGCGCACACGCAGGCCAGTCGGGCCCAGTCGCCGCAGGAACGCGAGTTTCAGGCGGGACGGATTTTGAATCGACGGACACCACGTTGGATCGTGGGATGAGGCGAATACGCCGACGCGTACGTGCCTGCGGTGACGCCCGCGCACGTATGCGCACACGCAGGCGTCACGCACACACGTTCACACATTCGACAACACCAACCCAAATCAGAAGGAGGCCATCACATGGCCCGCAAGTCACTCATTGATCCCGCAGTCGTCGCGACTCAGGTCGCCGCGGGTGAGGAAGTCACCATCCCGACGTTCACGCATCAGGTCAGCGGCATCGACTTCGAGTCGCCCATCGTCCTGAAGTGCTCGCAGTCGGGTCGCGTCAACGCGGTCGCCAAGATCGAGGGCGGCGTTTACGTGAAGGACAACACGCTCGTCGGCAACGACAAGACGAGCAAGAACGGGTTCTACCGCATCGACAAGCAGGCCGACAAGGAGAATCAGTCGGCGTGGCGCGCGAAGCGTGCCGAGGCGCTCGAGGCGGCGAAGGAGAACGGGATCGTTGACGAGGAGCTCAACGTGATCGTTGACAGCGAGGACAACGAGGAGGCGGCACCCGCCCCCAAGGCGCCTCGCAAGCGCGCACCGCGCAAGTCCCAGGCGGCGTAATCACGCCTGACAACGTGGGTGGGGCCTTCGGGCCTCACCCACATTCGTTTCCAAACACGACAACGGGCCTCAGGTCCGAAGGAGCACACGAATGAGGATTCACACTTTTGACAACACGGTGGACGCCTACAACGACACCCAGACGCTCGAGTCAATCGAGGACGGCGACGTTCTCGTTGTCCCGTCTGAAAACGTGGTCGGCATCCTGTTTCAGGCATGGCCCGTCGCGGTCACACGTGCGCGAGGCGAGTTCCATCGCTTCGCGTCCGACGACCTCATGGGATACGCGTCTCAGGTCCAAGACGCGCAGGACGTGGCACGCGTCATCGGCGCGCCGATTCACCCGTCCGAGGTGGTCGTTGTCGCTGAGGACAACACGCCGCGGTGCACGTGCGAGTGGGCGGACGATGACGGCGATCCTGAGGTCGGGCCCGACCCGTACATTGCTGAGGTCGATCCCGACTGCCCCGTTCACAAATCTGAATACGAGGCGGCGCGACGTGAGGGGTATTGCAAGCACGGCGTCTACGTAGGCGGTTGCGGGATCGACTGGATGTGCGGTCGATGCGAGATGGGCGAATGAAGACGCTGTTTACAGCACTGACAATCGCAGGCGTCACGTTTGCAGGTTCGGTCGGCGGCGAGGTGTTGTCGATCTTGCACACAATCAACCAGATCGGGGTGAGGTAATGTTGTCCCGCTTGAAAACACGCGTGTGGTGGGAGGTCGCAGTCGGGGTGGGCATCGGAATCGGGTGCCTCGTTTTCATGCTTGTAAACGCGGGGTGCGCGACGACCCAAGGCGCGTCATATACGCCGCATCAGATCGCGTGCCAACACGTGGCGAGGGGTAAGCAACACGCCCCGGACGCTGAGGCGTGCAGCAAGGCAGTGATGCGGTCGTACGTGCGTGCTGTAGGCGCACCGAAAACCATGTGTTGGGTTCAGGCGCGGGCGATCATGTGCGTGCCTCGATACCACGTGGATATGTGGCAGGTGCGCGCTGTCATACGTGACAACGGACGAAGGTGGTACATTGCAGGCGTGATGTATCCGTCCAAAGGCACGTTCCACAAGGCGCCGTTGTCAGGCGCGATAACATAGCAAGGCGTGGTCAGCAGGTGGCATGTATACATGCGTGTATACATGCCGCCTGCCTTTTTATTTAGGTGGGTGTTGTCACACATGACAACGATAAGCCTCAGGTGGGAGAGCGAGGTGCGTTCAAAATAGGCCACCGTTGTCGTGACTGACAACGGGCCCATCCACCACCTCGCGTTGTCCTCCGTGACAACGCACCCCAGGGGTGAGAGCTAGAGCGCGCCCTGGGCCTGAGGGTTGAATCTCGAGCTAGCAGATCTTCTGTGGACCTCAGGTACCACTTTCTCCCATAAAAAGGACGCCAGGCGAGGAGCACCCACACCTGACGTCCCTTCGCGCCATGCCTACACCCAAATCAAGATAGGCCGGCAGCGATCTTGAAACCTTATCCCAGCAGGAATAATAGCACAAGCACTCTGATGATCTTTTTCTTGCGGGTCATCGCTTCTTACCATCCAGATGCGTCGCAAGGACACGCAGGCCGGCAGCAGCGGCAGTCATCGTTACCTCAGTGGCAATCTGTATCAGTACCTTCTTGCTCATCTGTACTCCTTTCAAAGATTTGGGGTGGTTGGTGGTGTACGTATATCATCGACATACCTGTACCAGGAGTTGACCGGCAATCCTCTCCTGAGTAATCCCCCCGTTGCATCTTCCGCACCTCCCCATCTACACTGTCGGCATGGCAGGCACAGTAGGGTTGAGTAGCACATCTGGCAAGAACGCACCCCCGCCTCCGATGCGGAAGTACAATGAGGTAGTTCATGCTGCGATGGTAGATGCAGTCAGAGCGGGGAACTACAGAGGTACGGCGGCACGTCTCTGCGGCATCCACGAGTCGACTCTCAGAGATTGGATTCGCCCTATCGAGCAGGCCCGTGAAATGGGGTTGACCCGGGAGCAGGTCGCCAACCCAGAATACTGGGACCTTCTCCATGATCTTGAGGAAGCGGAGGCAGATTTCGAGCAGACGATGGTGTCACGTGTTGCTGCCGCTGCGAACTCAGGTGCCCCGAATACCTGGCAGGCGGCGATGACGCTGCTCGAGAGGAAGATGCCAGAGAAGTTCGGCAAGCGTGACGCCCTCAAGATTTCCGGCGATGAAGAGCATCCACTGCAGGTAGAAACGAGGCACCTCCTTGGCGCAGACGACGATACCAGGCAAATCGGACGAGATTTCCTTGGACGCATTACTGCTGCTCGCGCAGTTCTCGCCGGCGGGGTTCGGGTTCGTGACGAATCTACCGGAGATGAGGCAGGGACAGTCGAATCAACGGCAACTGAGGTCCCCGATTGACCGGGAGCAGACGAATGCGGCAGGATCTACCTATTCGGTGCCGCGTCACGTCGACTACGTAGATAACCTCCTCCAGGACCTCGTGATCCGCAGGTTGAAGGAGCAGGGGTACACCGGCATTATCATCGAAGAACCGCCTCGTCATGGGAAATCTGAGTTGTGTTCGCACTACTTTCCTGCCTGGTACCTCGGTGCCTTCTGCGACGAGCGTGTAGTGCTTTGCTCGTATGAGGCGGATTTCGCTGCATTGTGGGGGCGCAAGGCACGAAACACCTTAGAGCGTTGGGGGAAGCAGATCTTCGGCGTTGAGGTCAACCGTCGATCATCTGCTGCTGACAGGTGGGACATTGAAGGATATTCTGGTGGGATGATTACCGCAGGCGTGGGAGGTGCCATTACCGGGCGTGGCGCCGACGTTCTGGTGATTGACGATCCTGTCAAGAACGCCCAGGAGGCAAACTCCAAGGTGATCCGGGACCGCACCTGGGATTGGTACCAGTCGACCGCACGTACGCGCCTAGAACCAGAAGGTGTCATCCTCATCATCATGACCAGGTGGCACGAAGATGACCTTGCGGGGCGGTTGATCGCAGAACAGGAGTCAGATCCGCTCGCAGACAAGTTCTTACGGGTGTCTTTCCCTGCCATCTGTGAAAGTAAAGACGATCCACTGGGACGTGAACTGGGTGAGGCACTGTGGCCCGACCGCTACCCAATCGCAGAACTCGAGCGCATCCAAGCATCCGTCGGCACCTACGTCTTCTCAGCATTGTTCCAGCAGCGCCCTGCGCCGAAATCTGGCGGCATGTTCCAACGTGAGAACTTCCAGATCGTACAGGCCTACCCCCGCCGCCTGAAGAAGGTGGTTCGCCATTGGGACTTCGCAGCCACAGATCAGCAGTACAGCGACTACACGTCTGGCGTGAAGATGGGGATTACGCACGACGGGGACATCTACGTGCTCGACGTCCGCCACTTCAAAGGCACCCCAAAGAAGGTGCAGGACGTGTTCCGCCGTACCGTGCGGGCAGACGGACATGGGTGCAAGCAGCAGATTGAGAAAGAGAGGGGATCGGCAGGCACCCACGTCGTTGACACCTACTCGCGCATGATGGCGTCCTACGACGTGAAGGGCAAGTTGCCGACAGGCGACAAGGAAGTGCGAGCAGGTCCGTTCTCGGCGGCAGTTGAGCGTCACGACGTCTACCTGGTTGAGGCACCATGGAACGAGGAGTATCTCCAGGAGCACGAGTCGTTCCCCTATGGTCGTAACGATGACCAGGTAGATGCATCGTCAGGTGCCTTCGAGATGCTAGCAGGGAAGCGGGGGAAACTTGTCTCGTGGTGAAGACACCAATGGGTCTAGGTTGCCTCACTGGTTCTTTGTGGTGAGGGCAGTTGCGTTGCTTGTGATCGGGATTATCCTACTTCTCCATGAGACCTTCTACAAAACAGATGCCGTGCGTGTTGTGGTGATTCTTGCTGCGTTCTTGCTAATGGGGTTCTCAGCAGCAGACATTGGTGCCTTGTGGAGGCGCAATGGCGGGTAACTCCCACCGCACAGATTGCACGCTAACGGGATCCTGACCGGAGGTCAATGTTATCCCCTTCACCCCATACGCCTTGCACACGCGCTCGCACGTGTGTATGCTGATAGGCAGCGAATCGGAGGCGCGGTGCCCGAATCTGGTCAGACAATACTGCAGGTCGATCAAGTAGGATTCCAACGCCTCCCCGACGTGACGCCGCACGACCCGATGTCCGGTGCTCCCCTGATTGGGCAGCGAGAGCAGCAGTACGCGATATTGCTGCAGGACACAGAGAACAACCGAATCTGGGTGGCCCCGATCTCTGAAAATGTGCGGAAGATACTGGTTGAGGCAATGCGCAAAGCACCCCTCGAGGTCGTCACGGCACTCGGTGATGAGGTCCAGGTAAGGGCACCTTTTGCCACGTAGTGACCTTGATTGGGCAATCCGCCAGTTCAAGGGCAATCCTCGAATGGGGCACTACGCGCTCCGCTGCGCCTACTACGACGGCAACCATCGCCTCGCGTTCGCAACAGAGAAGTTCCGAAACGCCTTCGGTCACCTGTTCCGCGAGATAGCAGATAACTTGTGCCCGACTGTGGTAGACGCAGTCGCAGATCGCATGGTCATTACCGGGTTCACGACGAATAAGGCGACAGTCAAGATCGAACCAGTCGTGACGCCTCCACCTCCTGAAGGATCAGTACAACCAGGCCCCCAACCAGATGGAACTGTTATTCCTCCGCCGCAGCAGAAGATGCGCGCCGTCACCATCGACCCGATTGCTAAGGCAGCATGGGACCTGTGGGAAGAAATGGAGATGGATACCATCGCAGGCGAGGTCCACACGGAGATGCTCAAGACGGGTGAGGCCTACGCCATCGTGTGGGTGGATGCGGACATGAATGTCCGTGTCTACCCCCAGGAGGCGCGGACGATGGCGGTCATGTATGACTCAGATGACGACCGGAAGATCGTCAAGGCAACGAAGATGTGGCAGGATGAGAACACGTTGAAACTGCGCATCAACCTCTACTACAAGGACGCGATTGAGAAGTACGTCTCTCGTGACCCTGTCAAAGCGCAGGTCGTGTACGGGTTGGGTGAAACTGCCACGATCAAACCAGAAAACTTCCTTCTGTACGACTCCCCTGTCCGCAATCCCTGGGGTCAGGTGCCAGTTTTCCACTTCATCAACAAGCGCCAGGCACGCAAAGGGTCCTCTGAACTCGATGACGTGATTCCACTTCAGGATGCCCTAAACAAGGCACTCTGCGATATGATGGTGGCAATGGAGTTCCAGGCCTACCGTCAGCGTTGGGCAACCGGTATCGAGGTCGAGGTAGACGAGCAGACAGGGAAACCAGTCAACCCGCCCTTCAATGTTGGCGCCGACCGCATGATGACCTCGCCAGACGAGAATACCAAGTTCGGCGACTTCTCGCAGGCGGACCTTGGTCAGTTTACTGGAGTGCAAGATAACCTGCGGCACGAGGTTGCACGTGTGTCTGGTACCCCTCTGCACTACTTCTTCATGACCAATCGTGACTTCCCCTCGGGTGAAGCACTGAAGTCGGCGGAGGTGCGCTTCACGAAGAAGGTCAAAGATCGCATTGCAGCGGCGGAGGACGTCTGGGAGAACGTGATGACCTTCGCCCTCACGCTCGATGCGACCACTGTTCCCGACGATTTGGACCTGAATCCCAAGTGGGCAGTTGAGACGTCACGTTCAGACAGTGAAATCATGGACGTACTCCTCAAGAAGAAGGCACTTGGCGTGTCGCTCACCCAGTTGCTGAAGGAAGCAGGGTACGATGACGACGAGATCGCCGCCATAATCGAGGAACAAGCGGCAAATCAACCGCTTCTAGGGGCAACTCCCGGTCAGCATGGGGTGAATCTCAACCCAGATACCAATCCTCAGGGGTCTGGCGGGGGTTCTGCTACCGGAGCAGGCCCAGCATCCGGTCGTACGTCCGAGCAACCAGGTCAGCAGGCGACCTTGACCCGGTCACAAGGCGGTCAACGCCCACTTTCTGGAGGGAATGACTGATAATGAAGGGATTTCTCAAGCACTGGGCCCGTCTCAACGCGCCTTTCATCGTGAAGGTCCTGCGAAAGGTTGCGGAGGACCTTGAACATTTGGTCGCAGGATCGCCTATGATGGCGACGCCCCCGATCTTCACAACCGAAGGAGAAACAACCATGGGCATGATTTCTGTAGAAGACGGTGCCGGGCCTCTGTCGGCAACAGTCGTGTTCCTCGACGCCGAGGGCAACGAGACGACTCCCGACGACGTTCCCCAGTGGTCGTCTGACAACGACGGAGTGGCATCTGTCGAGGCATCCGAGGACGGCATGACGGGTACCGTCACGATTGTGACGCCAGGCGCCGCAATCATCTCGGTCGACACCACCAACGACGACGGTACCACAGTGCATTCTCAGGGGACCGTGACGGTTCTTCCTGGCAACGCCGTGACCGGGGACGTCGAGTTCCAGGCACCAGAGGCAGGAGCGGGCGACGAGCCGCAGGTCAATCCTCTGTAGTCAGTTGACAACCTGAAGGAAGGATGCCAATAATGCGAGGCGACGGCAACGCCCTCTACCGGGTTCGCCCTCGTTATCTCCCTGATTTTCTGCTTCCGGATCGCCTGTTTTTCCGGACAGAGGGTGGGGAAGGTGGCGGTGAAGGCGAAGGATCCGGTGAAGGTGGCGAAGGCACGTCGGGCGCCCAGGGTGGCGGAGAAGGTGCTGGAACCCAGGGTGGATCTGGCGGGGAATCAAACCTGTCTACTGAGGACGCACGGAAACTTCGTTCTGAGAACCGCAACCTTCGGACACGAATGAAGGAAGCGGAGGAGGAACGGGACCGACTCAAGGCAGGGACGCAGTCAGACATCGAGAAGGCGACGGGACAGGTAGAGACGTTGACAAGCACCAACAAGGATCTCGAGGCTCAGAACCAGAACCTGCGCGCCCAGGTGGCAGCAGGCAAGGTGGGAATCATTGATCCGGAGATTGCAGCGTCTCTGGTTGACTGGAACGACGCAGACGACGATCAGGCACTTGAGAAGCAGATGCGTGGGATTCTCAAGGCGCGTCCCTATCTCGCTGGCAATGTTGCTGGTGGGGCAGACGGTGGTGCTGGAGGCAGTGGAAGCGGCAAGAGTGGTGAGGGTGAGTCGACAGACATGAACACCTTGCTTCGCCGCCGCGCAGGTATCATCCAGTAACAACTGAGGAGAGAAAGTGGCATACAACAACGTCATTTCTCGTTCCGAAGTTCAGGCATTGATCCCGGAAGATGTTGCCTCGGGAGTCCTTGAGGGCGTTATTCGGGAGTCGGCGGCACTGTCGCTGCTTCCCCGCGTCACCATGGCCTCGAACCAGCAGCGGATCCCGGTCATCTCTGCCCTGCCGACTGCCTACTTCGTCTCTGGCGACACGGGCATCAAGCAGACAACGGAGCAGAACTGGACGAACAAGTTCCTGAACGCCGAGGAAATCGCCGCCATCGTTCCGATTCCGGAAGCGGTGCT